AAAAGGATTAAACTACAGGGGGAAGATAAAATGGCAAAGGTTATTCTGCTGGCGCACACGCCGAACCCCGAGCACACGGTGGCTGCGGCGGCAAAGCTGTGCTACAGCAGCTCGGATATAACAGGGCTTACCGACAGCCTGACCGACGAAAAGGCGGCGGCATTTGTAGAAATGCTTTCGGAAATAGGACACGAAAGCCCAATTGAGCACGCAAGCTTTACCTTCGGTATTGAAGGTGTCTCGCGCTCGCTTTTGGCACAGATAACAAGGCACAGAATGGCGTCATTCTCGGTAAAAAGTCAGCGCTATGTGCGCGAGGGCAGCTTCGGCTATGTTACCCCGCCCGAAATTGCGGCAGACCCCGAGGCTAAAAGGATTTACGATGAAATAATGGCGGAGGACCAGAGAAAATACGACCGCCTTGCCGAAATTTTAAAGGAAAAGCATATAAAGACCTTTATGGCAGAGGGTAAGGACGAAAAGACCGCAACCCGCCTTGCCGAGAAAAAGGCGATTGAGGACGCGCGCTTTGTGCTGCCCAACTCCTGCGAGACGCAGATGGTTATGACAATGAACGCCCGCTCGCTTAAAAATTTCTTCCGTATTCGCTGCTGCAACAGGGCGCAGTGGGAAATAAGGGACGTTGCCGACC